GCTGACACCGCTACATTCCAAGTGAACGACAACCTTGCACCTGCAGGTTCAACAGCAGGAGCTTTAGGTACACCATCTATCGCTATCCGTGTAGGACAGACGGTTATGGTTGTTCAGAACGGAGGAACAGGTAGCAATAAAGGTATCGTAACAGCGGTTACAACTCCGGACACTTTCACTGTAGCTTTCTATGAGGCAGGTGGTCTTGTAACAGCAGGAACAGGAGTAGGTAACGCAGACGTTTCTGTATTCATCTACGGTTCTGAGTTCAAGAAAGGCACAAACGGAATGCAAGGTTCTTTAGAGGCTGACGATTTAATCTTTGAGAACTCTCCAATTATCTTAAAAGATAAGTATGCAGTATCAGGTTCTGATATGGCACAGATTGGATGGGTTGAGGTAACAACTGAGAACGGAGCAAACGGATACCTATGGTATATGAAGTCTGAGCACGAGACTCGTTTACGTTTCGATGACTACTTAGAGACTGCAATGATTGAGGCAGTTCCTGCAGAAGCAGCAGGTGGTGCAGTAGCAGCAGGTTTCAAAGGTTCAGAAGGTATCTTCTATTCTGTAGAGAACAGAGGTAACGTATGGTCAGGTGGTAACCCTGTAGCTTTGGCAGACTTTGATGCTATCATCTCACGTCTTGACAAGCAAGGTTCTATCGAGGAGAACGTTATCTTCCTAGACCGACAGTTTGGTTTTGACATTGACGATATGTTAGCAGCTCAAAACTCTTACGGAGCAGGTGGTACATCTTACGGATTGTTTGACAATGACGAAGAGATGGCACTTAACTTAGGTTTCACAGGATTCCGTAGAGGTTATGACTTCTACAAGTCTGATTGGAAATACCTAAACGACCCAACAATGCGAGGTGGTTTACCAACAGGAGCAGGTTCAGGACGTGTAAACGGACTATTGGTTCCTGCAGGTTCAACTACTGTGTATGACCAAATCCTTGGAAAGAACGCTAAGCGTCCATTCCTACACGTTCGTTACAGAGCTTCAGAGACTGAAGACAGACGATACAAGACTTGGATTACAGGTTCAGCAGGAGGGGCACGTACTTCTGACTTAGATGCAATGGAGGTTAACTTCCTTTCTGAGCGAGCGGTATGTACCTTAGGGGCAAACAACTTCTTCTTATTCCAAGAGTAGGAACAGTTATAAAACCAAGAGGGGTGTCTTAGGGCACCCCTTTATTTTTTAAATTTTAAATTATATCAAATGAAAACAAAAGAAAAGTTCGTAAGTAAAAGTTATAGACTTACAAGAGACGTAGCACCGCTAACGTTTATGTTACCATCACGTAACACAAGAAGATACCCACTATTATGGTTTGACGAGGACAAAGGAATAAACAGACCTTTACGTTATGCCGTCAATCAAAAGACACCATTCGAGGATGAGCAGGACGGTAACGCTATCGTTGAGCCTATCATATTTGAAGATGGATTCTTACACGTATCAAAACAAAATCAGATTCTTCAGCAGTTCTTAAATCTACATCCTATGTATGGTAAATCATTCACAGAGATTAATGACGAGAAGGATGCGTCTCAAGATATTGAGGTATTAAATCTAGAGGTAGATGCATTGATAGAGGCACGTAGCCTTTCATTAGAACAGCTTGAGAGTGTATGCTCTGTGTTGTTTGGTATTGATGTGTCAAAGGTTTCTACAGCAGAGATGAAGAGAGATATTCTAGTTTATGCTAGAAACTATCCTGAGGACTTCTTAGATATTATCAACGACCCAATGTTAAAGCTTCAGGCTAAGGTCAACAAGTTCTTTGACAGTGGTCTACTTACATATAGAAAAAACCGTAAAGAGGTTTGGTACAGTACCCCAACAAATAAAAAGCGTATGCTTGTTGTTCCCTTTGGAGACGAGGGAGTATCTACAGTAGCTAGCTATCTTCAGACTGACGATGGCGTTGAGGCATTGAAGGTACTAGAGAAACTACTAGATTAATAATTAACTATAAACTATGAAACGGAGGGCTTTTAAGGAGCCCTCTTTTTTTTTGCTTATCTTTGTGTAAAGAAGATAACGAATGATTAACTCAGTAAGAAATACAGTTCTATCTATACTGAACAAGAACAACTACGGATACATCTCTCCATCAGACTTTAACCTGTTTGCTAAACAGGCACAGCTAGATATATTTGACAACTACTTTTTCAATTATAACTATCAGATTAATAAGGAGAATGCTAGACAGTCAGGTACGGGATACGCTGATATTAAGAAGGGATACGAGGAGGTGATTGAGATGTTTGGTGTAACAAACTATCTACCAACCACAAGCACATTGTTAAATACTGTCAACCTAGGGAATACGTTCTATCTACCTGCACAGATTTATACAGGTGATGACTACTACCTAATCAATAAGGTGTTGGCATATGAGACAACTAAAGCTACGGGAGCAACTACATCGGTGCTTGCAAATAGCCTAGAGGATAGTACAGCCACATTTATTAGTGATGGTGTAAAGGTAGGGGATGTGGTATTTAATCTACGCACACCGTCTGCATTAGAGAACGCTACGGTTACTCAGGTATTGAGTGATACCGTATTGGTTCTATCATCAGATATATTTACAGCTAATGCATCAGCATATGTGGTATTTAGTCCAAAGCAGAATGAGCTAGACAAGGTTACTCAGAATAAGATTACAATGCTTAACAACTCAATGCTTACTGCACCGAGTAGATTGTTTCCTGCATACACACAGGAGGGTGGTATACTTACAGCCTATCCATCGGCATTGTTCTCAGGGATACAGTGTCAGTACATAAGATACCCTAAGGACCCGAAGTGGACCTATGTAGCCTTGACAAACGGTGAGCCTGTGTTTGACTCCGGACAGGCAGACTACCAAGACTTTGAGCTTAGCTTAGATGACCAAGTTGAATTGGTAAATAAGATTCTACAGTACGCAGGTATGTCTATCAGAGAGATTCAAGCGGTACAGTTTGGTAAGGCAGAGGAGCAATATAACGACCAACAAGAGAAATAATGGCATACATATCACAATACGAATACTACGAGAATAATGGGAACGCACCTGAGAATGCTAATTGGGGTTCCTATCAGTACGTTAGCCTATACGATATAGTAAACAACTATATGCTTATGTATACGGGTAACCACTCAATGATTAACAACGAGGAGAGATACAAGGTCTTGTTCCACGCTAAGCGTGGTATACAGGAGCTGAACTATGATGCGTTCAAGGAGATAAAGGTTTTAGAGTTGGACGTGTGTGACAACCTAAGGTTTGTTCTACCTCCTGACTTTGTGAATTGGGTTCGTATATCACTATATAAGGATGGTGTGTTGAGGCCAATGACTGAGAACATTCAGGTTAATAGTGCAGACGCATATCTACAGGACAACAACTGTAAGATTCTTTTTGACCAAGACGGGAATGTATTGAAGCCTGAGTATTCAGGATTGGATGTAGATAGGATTAAAGGGACAAAGAAGAGTATCTATCTAAACGAGGCTAGTCAGTTCAATGGTATGTTAGGATACAACTACGATGGCTATTGGTACTTTGACTACGGTATAGGAGCGTTCTACGGGCTTAACACAGAGACTGCTAACGCTAACCCTACCTTTAGGATAGATAAGCGTGCAGGTGTAATAAACTTTGACTCATCAATGTCTGACGAGAAGTGCATACTTGAGTATGTGTCTGACGGTATGGAGAATGGTGACGATAGCTTGGTTCAGGTGAACAAGCTTTTTGAGGATTATGTATATGCGTACATAACATATGCACTACAGAACTCTAAGTATGGTGTTCAAGAGTATATGATTAATAGAGCGAGAAAGAATAAGACAGCACTATTACGTAACGCAAAGATTAGAATGAGTAATATTCATCCCGGTAGGTTACTACAGAACCTAAGAGGACGGGACAAATGGATTAAGTAAATGGCGAATTTAAAGAGACATTTTATATCAGGCAAGATGAACAAGTCTGTGGACGAAAGACTTGTGCCTAACGGTGAGTATATTGATGCATTGAATGTAAGACTTGGTTCTACTGAGGCATCAGAGATAGGCTCCGTTGAGAACTCAAAGGGTAACACTAAGGTTACATCATTGGAGTACAACGGCACAGCGTTAAGTAATAATGCAAGGTGTATAGGTACTCTTGACGATAGTGCTAATGAGACATTGTATTGGCTTGTACACGACCCATCATTCAGTGTTGGAGCTACAGGCAAGCTTGACCTTATAGTGTCAATAGACCTAAAGGTAGACGCATTGGTGTATCACGTTATTAGTATTGACGATGGTGGCAATACAGATACGACACTAAACTTTAATCCAACATATCTAGTTACAGGGATTGACTTGGTGGAGGACCAACTGTTCTTTACCGATGACTACAATGCACCTAGGGTTATTAACGTTAAAAGAAACTATGAGAATCCTGATGCGAACGTAGACCAATTTACTGCTGAGGAACTTCTTGTAATTAAGAAGCCGCCTGTAGAGGCACCGACATTTACATTGAACCTTACTCCGGGGGAGGAGGACTATTTAGATGAGAGATTCATATGCTTTGGATACAGGTATAAGTATGCAGACAACCAATACTCAGCGACCTCACAGTTCTCTGAGCCTGCATTTACACCTAAGCCTTTTGATTACACGGGTCGTTCAAACCTAAATGAAGGAATGGTTAATGCAAAGAATCAAGCGGTAATAAACTACAACTCAGGAGGCCCACTTGTTGTTGGTATTGACCTACTGTTCAAGGAGTCAGGCAACAGTATCATAAAGGTGATACAAAAGCTTGACAAGCAACAGGAGGGTCTTGCAGATAATACTGACTACACATTTGCTTTTAACAGCAACAAGATATTTACAGTATTACCTGACTCACAGCTACTACGATTGTTTGATAACGTACCACGCTTTGCTCAGGCACAGACAATAATGGGTAATAGGTTGGTATATGGTAACTACGTTGATGGATATGACCTAAAGGATAGAAACGGAAGCTTAACAAGATTAGAGTATATCGCTGACCTGTCATCTAGTGAGATTAGTATTGATTCTTTATCTACATCATTATCATCCTTTACATTTACAATCGATGGAAGTGTAGCTGTACCCAACAGTAAATTGACGATTGACTTTTCAGGTGCAGAACTAACAGCGGGAAGTGAGATATCTATTGAATTTTCTTTAACACATCACTCATTTTCCAATACAGCCTCCCCTACAGACATTCCTGTTGAGAACTCAGGAACAACACCTGTAGCTTTTAGCTATGTACTACCTCAGACATTTACTAATATAAATGATTTAGCAGTAAGCACAGACTTTATTGAAAAGATTGGTACTGCTTTAAATATAAAACCTGTGTATGATGCAGTAAATCCGACATCGTGTAGCGGTACAACATTTACTGATAACTATAACTGTGTGATTACACCTGTACTTGACTCAAGCACTACACCTACGTGGACAAAGTTTGCATCAGGTCAGAGTGCTGATGGTCAGCCTATATTGATAGGTTCTTCAGTTGGTAGTGACAACCTTGAGCTTACTATGCTTGCAATGCGTAGGGTTAATAATACTACTACGCCTACATTAAATGCGTATGAGTATTTTTCAATGTCTCTTGTTTCTGTTAATATTGCAACATCACCATCAGCATTAAGCCTTCATAGTAACAGAAACTATGAGGTGGGTATCATATATATGGATGAGTTTAACAGGTCAACTACAGCATTGGTTAGTGAATTTAATAGTGTTAATGTTCCTTGTGGTAATGCTCATCTTCAGAACAAGATTCAGATAACGATACCAACACAACAGTTGGCACCATCGTTCGCAACACGATACAAGTTTTGCTTGAAGCCTGATAGGCAGGGATATGAAACTATATATTCTAATCTGTACTTTACAAACCCTGACACATCTGAAACATATTTTCTTTTAGAGGGTGAGAACGCTCAGAAGGTTGAGGAAGGAGCTAGGTTAATTGTAAAAAAAGACAACAATGGATATATGTCCGACTGTAGATATGCTACTGTACTTGAAAAAAAGGCTTTTAGTGAGCTACCTATTACAGGAAGCACAGCTCCTGCAGGAACATATATGAGAATACTTGCTAATGATTTCTCAGTAGACACATCTGACAATGCAGTTGTGGCACCGGGAGAAAATGTTACAGAAGAAAATAATGCAGGTGATTTTCCAATACAGGTCTACTATGGATTAAGCGGTGGTAATGGTGCGTTTGCAACAACACCCGGTATACCTCCATATGGATTAACAATAACAACAGGAACAAGAATAGTCCCTTTTATAAGAGTTCAAAGAATAGGCAATCCATCAGGCTCTGTTCAAAGTATTGATACTTTTGTAACGGGACCTACAGGAGGTTTTATTTCTAATGACAACTATTCAGATATAATAGAATGGTACGAGTCTAACAATGTTTTAGCAGCTCTTAATGCTAGTATTGTAAATAATGGAGACGTAACTATTCCTGCATTTAATAATATAGCCACAGTAAACAGTACCGCTAACAATTACAATCTTGATTCAGCAGGTCAAGCTACTTTTGTTTGGTATA